CACCGTCTTTCGGAACGCGAACAAGCAGATATCCGGACCGATCAAGCGTTGTGCCGCCGTTCCAGCACGGATGATTCTCGCCGCTCATGTCTTCGGGACGGATCTGGATATCTCGCTTCCGCGCAAACTTCCGTATCGTCTCAGGATTCACGTCCAGCACATCCGCCATTTGCCCAGCTGTCATGCCTTGCCAGATCATTCTCAGGAGTTCTTGACGCCTGTGCATTCCAATTCGCCCGGTTCGTTGGTCGTTCATGGGATCGCCCCGCCCAGCGAGGCTACGTGTTAAGTGAGGTTTTGAGTATAACTGAAACCGCCGAACAGGAATACTACACCCTCCACGTACCCGTGACGGAGCAGTACTTCGCGAACGGGATGCTGCACCACAACAGCGGCAAGACAGCGCTGCATGTGCGCAACATCGCGCTCAGGGCCATTAAGGCGCCGGGAAGCCGGCACGGCATATTCCGATTCCGCGCGCTACACGTGCACGAGTCAATTGTGCTTGATACGTGGCCGAAGATTTTGAAGCTGGCGTTCCCTGCCGTGCGCTACACAATGCACAAGGGCGATGGATATGCTTCGATCCATAATCCAGGGAGCGAGGATAGCGAAGTCTGGTTCAGTGGGCTCGATGACAAAGAGCGCGTCGAGAAAGTGCTTGGCAAGGAATTTGTCACGCTGTATTTCAATGAGTGCAGCCAGATTCCTATGGGATCTGTCGATACTGCAATGACGCGGCTCGCGCAACTTGTCATGTCAAAGGTGGAGGGCCGGCCGGATATACCGTTGCGTCCGCGAGCATACTATGACGCAAATCCGCCGAGCAAGGCGCACTGGACATATAAACGCTTCATCGAGAAGCGCGATCCAGAGACCGGCAAACCACTGAGCAATCCGAACGACTACGTTTCGTTCCAGATGAATCCTCAGGATAATGCCGAGAATCTCACCGCGCGTTATCTCGATACTCTCAAGGGTATGAGCGCCCGCCTTCAGAAACGATTCCTCAAAGGAGAATTTGCAGATGCTACACCGAATCAACTCTTTAGTTCGGATACTATTGGAATTTGGCGTTTCAATGCTGGGAGCCTACCTGATATGGTCCGTGTGGTCGTTTCTGTCGATCCTTCTGGGTCCGGGGACGTAGACAACGCGGACAACGACGCCATCGGGATCATCGTGGCGGGGATCGGGACGGATGGGAATGCCTATGTGCTCGAAGACTGCACCGTCAAGGCGGGGCCTGCGACCTGGGGGCGAGTGGCCATCAATGCCTTCGAGCGACACCAGGCCGACGTCGTGGTGGGTGAGATCAACTACGGCGGGGCGATGGTCGGGCACGTCGTTCAGACGGCTGCGCGCGAACTTGGCGGAAGAAGGGTTACATTTCGTCAAGTGACGGCATCGCGAGGCAAGGTGCCGCGCGCCGAGCCGTTCTCCGCGCTCTATGAGCAGGGCAAGATTCGGCACGTCGGGGATTTCCACGAGCTTGAGGACGAGATGACGGCTTTCTCCACCTACGGATACCTGGGCGACAAGTCACCGAATCGGGCTGATGCGCTCTTCTGGGCTCTGGCCGAGCTGTTCCCCGGCTTGGTCCGCGGCCCGAAGTCAGACAAGCCGAAGGAAGTCAGGCCTCAGGCTCCGTCTTCGCCGCTGGGGTGGATGTGATGAGCGAGCGAGAATGTTCGACTCTCTTGGCGATATCTGTTGCAGGATTCCTAATCCTGGCCTCTCCACATTGGGGCCTGATGGAGCCGTTGCCAGTAGCTGTGACGCAGTGCATTTTGATATGCGCAATCCTGTGTTTTTGTATTGGCATCGGAGGCGTTGTGATTGGTTGCATTACTATGCTCAGGCAATGGAGGAGTCATGGATGACGTAGCCAAAGAGTGCCGCGATCGCCTGAAACTCTCGCGCGACGCCGAGGACGACAACCGGGCCATGGGCCTGGACGATCTGCGCTTTGCGGCTGGCGAGCAGTGGCCGGCCGAGAGCAAGGCCCAGCGCACGCTTGAGAAGCGTCCCTGCCTCACGATCAACAAGACGGACACGTTTTGCCGCTCGATCGAGAACAACATGCGGCAACAGCGGCCGCGCATCAAGATTCACCCGATCTCTGGAGGGGCCGACAAGATGGTTGCCGATGTGCTTGAGGGCATGGTGCGGCACATCGAGGTGAACTCGAACGCCGATCTGGCCTATGACACCGGTGGGCACTATCAGGTGCGCATGGGATGGGGCTACTGGCGAGTCATCGCGAAGTACATCGGCGACGATTCATTTGATCAAGAGCTTTGCATCGATCGGGTTCGCAACCCATTCTCGGTCTACCTCGACCCATCTCATGTTTCGCCCGATGGCTGCGACTCGAATTGGGGCATCGTGACGACTCCAATGCGCAAGGAGGATTTCAAGCGCGAGTACCCCGGCGCCGATCCGATGGACTACCCCGACCGCGGCGCCGGGGATGACAAAGCGCAATGGGCGAACCGGAACGAGGTCGTCGTGGCCGAGTACCTTCGGTTTTCGGACAAGAAGGAGCGCCTCTACCTGCTATCTGACGGACGCAAGGTGTTTAAGTCGTCCATGCCCAGCCCCGAGAGCCTCGCGGCAGCAGGCATCGAGGTGGCCGGCGACCGTGAGTCGGTCCGCCGGCAGCTGAAGTGGAGCAAAGTCACTGGCGCCGAAGAGCTGGAAAAGCAGGATCTTCCGGGCCGTTATCTGCCGATCGTCCCGGTTTACGGAGCCGAGCTGCTGCTCGATGGCAAGGTGGTCCGCTATGGAGCAGTGCGCCAAGCGATGGACCCGCAGCGCATGTACAACTACTGGCGCCCTTTATCGCTGGACACACCCATTCCGACACCTACAGGATGGCGCCAGATGCGCGACCTTCATGCAGGTGATCAAGTATTCGATGAGCAAGGCAATCCATGCAATGTCATCGGCGAGAGTCCGGTGCACATCAATCGCCGATGCTTCCGAGTTGAGTTCGATGATGGATCGCATGTGGTGGCCGATGGGGAGCATCCGTGGACAGTGGAGGAGCGCGGCAAGCGAGCCGCTGCGACCTACAAGTGGGAGCGTAGGGACGTCAGCACGATGGACCTGCGACCTGGGAAGCATTTCATCCAGATAGCGAAGCCGCTTCAGCTTCCGGATGCCGATTTGCCGATCGATCCATATCTATTGGGGGTATGGCTCGGCGATGGAGCGACAGCGGAGCCTCAGATCACGCAAGGGGACGGCGACATCGAGCAGATGCGCGCCAATCTCGTCGGCTTGGGACTCAATCTGGGGGGAATTTACCGAGATGGCAGCAAGGCCGGGAGATTTACGGTGCTCGGTGTGCGCGCGAAGTTCACGAAGGCCGGCTTACTCGGAAAAAAGCACATTCCGGCCGAATACCTGCGCGCCTCTGAGTCCCAGCGATGGGCGCTCCTCCAGGGCCTGATGGACACGGACGGGTCAGTAAGCTCAGTTGGACAGTGTAGTTTCACGAATACGAATCCGCAGATCGCCACCGGCTTTGGTGAGCTTCTCGCGTCGCTTGGCATCAAGGCGAAGTCGTGCATTAGAAGCGGTCGAGTACGTATGTGGGCAGATGGAACTTCATCCGATCATGCAGATGCATGGCAATTCTCGTTCTCCGCTCATGACGATCAGCCGGTTTTCAGACTTTCGCGTAAGCAGCGCAATCTGCCGGGCGCCCACAAGAGGCACGAACGCCGCGTTAGGCGATTTGGTATTCGGAGCCTCATCGAGGTGTCGTCCGTCCCAGTGAAGTGCATTGCTGTAGACACGCCGACGCATCTATTTCTGGCTGGTCCGAGCATGGTGCCGACGCACAACACCCAAGAAACGGAATTCGTAGCGCTGGCCCCCAAGGCCCCATGGCTCATGGTCGAGGGGCAGGATGAGGGCTACGAGGACGAATGGAACACGGCGAACATTCGCAGCTACTCGCGGCTGAAGTACAAGTCGGTATCAGATGAGACGGGCGCCCCGTTGCCGCCTCCGATGCGTCAGCAGCCTCAGGCAATCCCCGCAGCCAGTGTGAACGCAGCCATGGGTGCCAGCGAGGACATGAAGGCGGTCTTCGGCATGTTCGACCCTGCCCTCGGCGCGCCAGGCCAGGAAACCTCCGGAACGATGGTGCGCCAGCGGCAGCAGCAGTCCGACCTGTCGAACTACCACTTTTACGACAATTTGACCCGCTCCATCCGCCATACCGGCAAGATCCTGCTCGACCTAATACCGCATTACTACGACACCGAGCGCATGATGCGCATCATTGGCGAGGATGGACAGCCGAAGAGCGTGACCATCAACCAAAAGCAGCGCGATGCCTACGGCGCCGTGTTGAAGGTGCTCAACGATGTCACTGTGGGCACCTACGACGTAGTGATGGACACTGGACCGGGCTATCAGACGCGGCGTCAGGAAGGCGCCGAGATGATGATCGAGACCCTCAAGGCGCTGCCGCAGGTCGGGCAGGTGGCTGGCGACCTGATCGTGCGCCAGATGGACTACCCTGGGTCCGGCGATATCGCTGACCGGCTGGAGTCCACCAATCCGATCGCCATGGCCGAGAAGAAACTGCCGGACGACATGCCGCCAGAGGCCAAGAGCCTGGTTGCCAACTTGCAGGGCATGGTGCAGCAGATGCAACAGCACATCCAGCAGCTGGAGTTTGAAAAGAAGGCCAAGGTGTGGGGCGATTCGCAATGGCAAAACATGGAGATGCAGAAGACTCATCTCCAGGAGCAGGCCGCCAACCAGCGCGAGGCCGTCAAGGCCATGGCGAAACTCTACGATACCGACACCAAGGCAGACGCGGGCATGAAATCGGAGCATTTCCGCGCGCAGCTTGAGATTCTTCTTAGGCAGATGGAAACAGAAAACACGCCGACGACGGTGCAATAGGAGAACCTATGGGAACTGAGATCGAAACTAAGCCTGAGCAGAAGGCGGAAGAGCGTCATCCGGGCCGCGTCGTGCCACAAATCACGACAAGCGAGTCCATCGCCGAGATGTACGCCCCGAAGGGCGATGTCGAGGTGATCAAGGAGGAGCCGGCGGCCGAGGCTAAGAAGGAAGAGCCAAAGAAACCGCCGATGAGTCGCGCCCAGGAGCGCATTACCGGGCTGATCGAGAAACAGAAGACGGAGAGCGATCGTGCCGATGCAGAGCGAGCACGAGCCGATGCGCTGGAGGCGGAGATTCGCGCCCTCAAGGCGGCCCAGACGCAAGCCACCGAGATCGAAGACAAGCCGAGGCCGCAGCGGGCCGCCTTCCCGAGCGATGAGGAGTTCGAGGATGCTATCGGCGAATGGCGTGCCGAGAAAATCCTCGCCAAACGTGAGAAAGAGCAGCGCGCGGCCAAAGAGCAGGCCGCCGAGCGCGATCTGGTCGAAACGTGGCAGCAGCGGGTGACGCGCGCCATCGATGAGATCCCGGACTATGCGGACACGATTCGGAAGTCCGAGGTGATCCTGCCTGGCCACATCCATCGGGCCATCCTGGAGAGCGAGGCCGGCCCAGCACTCGCCTATTTCTTCGCGAAGCATCCCGTAGAAGCCAAGCGCTACTCCGACATGTCGCCCACCGCGGCGCTTCGCGGAATCGGAAAGCTCGAAGACAAGTTGACGGCAGAAGAAGACGAGATCACACTACCCGCCAAGAAAACGGCGCATGTGGAGGTTTCAAAGGCCCCGCCGCCGATCAACCCGATTCGGGACGCTGGCGGCATCGCCGAGCAGCGGCCCAAGGATTTCGAGAGCTATCGCGCCAAGCGCGAGGCGGAGAAGGCGGCACGCCGCCACTGATACCATCGCCGAGAGCTGGCGTTAAGTGCTCCTTGTCGCAAGACCCCGCGTGAGTAGGTCGTAACCCAACTCATGCGAGGCACCCAAAATTGCTAACACTTTACTGACAATCTCCGACATCACCAATGAAGCATTGATGGTGTTGGAAAACGAATTGACGTTCACCCGTAACGTCACCAAGGAATACGACGACAAATTCGGCATTGACGGCGCCAAGATTGGCTATACCGTGAATGTACGCCGCCCGGGTCGTTTCCGCGGCACCACGGGTCCGGCGCTGAACGTTGAGGATCTGGTCGAATCCAGTGTTCCGGTGACGCTGACGACCCAATTCCACGTCGATACGCAGTTCATCACCTCCGATCTGCTGCTGTCGATGGACATGTTCAGTGATCGCGTTCTCAAGCCGTGCATCGCCACCATCGCGAACCGCGTTGACTTCGATGGCCTGATCATGGCCTCGACGAACGTCGCGAACGCCACCGGTACGGCCGGCACACCGCCGACGACGAGCGCTCCGTTCCTGGCTGCCGGCGCCGTGATGAGTGCCGAGGCTGTGCCGAAGGACGGCAACCGCATCCTGGTGCTCGATGAATTCACTGAGGCCTCGGTGGTCGGCGGTTTGCAGGGTCTTTTCAACCCACAAATCAAGATCTCCGAGCAGTACACCAAGGGCATGATGTCCAAGCAGACCCTCGGGTTTGATTGGTACATGGACCAAAACGTTGTCACGCAGACGTTCGGCCCCGGTGGCGGCACTCCGGTGTTCTCGACGGCCGGCACATCGTCTGCGCTCTTGACGACGGGTTGGGCCGACAACGGCACCCTGTTCACTTCTGGCTGGACCAACTCCACCGCGGTGCTCAAGGTGGGTGACATCATCACGCTGGCCAATGTCGGCATGGTCAATCCGCAGAGCCGCCAGCCCGTGGGCAACAACCGCCTGCGCCAGTTCGTCGTGCGACCGGCTGTCGGTACGCCTTCCGCGGGCACGTTCACGCCGGTCACCGACTCGGCCGGCATCGTGATCGGTGGGACCTACACTTCGTCGGGTTCCGGCACGCTGCAACTGACGATTGCCCCAGCGATCATCTCCGCGGGGCAATTCCAGAACGTCACAGCGGCCCCGGTCAACGGCGCAGCAATTACGCTGTTCTCTGCTTCGGGGGTTTCGCCGCAGAACATCGCCTACCACCGCAATGCATTCACGATGGTCTCGGCTGATCTGCCGCTGCCTGGTGGCGTTGACATGGCGGCGCGCGCTTCGCACAAGGACATCGGGATGTCTCTTCGCGTGGTGCGGCAATACACGGTCAACAACGACGCGTTGCCGACGCGGATTGACGTGCTGTATGGGTGGGCGTCGCTCTACCGTGAATTCGGCTGCCGCGTCGCTGGCTAAAGCAGAAAGCCCCCTGCCATGAGCACAATAAATGCAGGTCCTGCGGTTACAAGCAATCTTGGTTCAATTGCCAATAATGCCGTAACTTTTGACGGGACAAATCTCGTGGCAGCGGGCGCAACAATTTCAAATGTTGCGCCGAACAATTATCCGCTGACACCTGGCGGGACTTACCTGAAGATGTTGGGCGAGACGCTCGCGCCAATGAATGTACTTACGGATGTCGATCCCGATGCATTTTGGGATCAGTTCGGAAGCAAGGCGGTAGACAATAATCCTGCACATAGGGTATGGGGATCGGCGGCGATTGAGTTGCAGAACCATCAAAGCAACGCGATCATCTCATATCACCGCGTGTTCCCGGTACCGCGCGTCCCATTCGGCGTGGCGCCAGTGTTGTCTTTGCCGGTCTATATTCCGGATTACACCAAGATAAATGGCATCACGATTTACATCCTCATGGATGCCATTAGCGGCAGTCAAAGGTCATTTACCTTTAGCTACCAGGTTGGTCCAAATGGTGCGGACCACCTAAAATACAATGGACAGCACATCATCCGGGTCGGTACCGCCGATTGGGTGGATGATGCTGGGCGCGGCGCAGATTGGGCAACACAGAATGTTGTTGGCTGGACGCTCAACTACTTCGGAACCAATCCCGGTAGCATCACCGTAAGTGATTGGCGAGCCAACCAGCGATCTAAGTCGCAAATCATGCTTATCGGCGATGCCGAGTATGAGGCGCAATTCGATGTGTTTCGTCCGCTTGCCAATGCGCTCGGCCTGAAGATGACATTTGCCATTACAAGTGGAAATGTCGGGACGCCGGGCTACATGTCGGCGGATCAAATCAAGCAGTGCGTGACGGAGGGCCATGGGCTAATGATTCGTCCGCCGCGCGCATCATCGACGGTGACTCCTGATCAATATATCAGCGATGTGAAAATCGAGCAGGAATATCTGCGTGCAAACTTTGGATCGGCGGGAGATACCGGAGCGCATTTTCTTGTATATCCCAATGGCCAGTATTGGCCCCCCGGCAGCGCCCGCGGAGATTTCACGCTAGTCAATCGTCTGGCACTTGAGTGCGGAATCAAGGCGGCGCGCACCACGGACACCACCAATTTTTATGGTGGGATTCCTATCGGACTTCAGGTGCCTCCGCCGAATCTTTTGTTCATGCCGATTCTTGGCGGTTATTCTAATCAGTCGACTGCCGTCGTCAATGGGTTGATCGATGTCGCAGTCAATCGTGGAGATGCTGTGACCTACTTCGGTCATGGCGTCAATTACAGCGGGACAACGGGCGGGACTGATGTAACACCCGATTTTCTCAGGATAGTGTTTGAGCATGTGGCGGAGCTACAGGCCAATGGGTTAATTCAGAGTCAAACAGTTTCAGGATTCTACGCCGGCCTATAACGGGCCATCTCAATCAGCAAAGGTAAACCATGAGCACCAGTAATCCAGGTCCGGCAATCACCACCACTCCGGAGCCGCAGGCGCCGATTGGTAATGTTCAAAAGGTCGCCGTCCTTTCGGTCACGCTCGCGCCAGCAGCTACGGCAGCTGCCATCACTGCGGCGCAGTCTTTCGCCTCCCTCGGCCTCGGCCTGTTGGCCGGCGACATTGTTCTGTCGATCACGCCACCTGCTGTGACGCCCGCCGGCGTGTTCCCGGTTGGCGGTATCGTCACGGCGGCCGACACGGTGTCGGTCCTGTTTGCAAACGCCACCGCTGGATCATTGACGGCTCCGACCGGCACATATGTGCTGACGGTTCTTCGTCCTCAACCGTATTTCTCGCAGAATGCGTCCTATCTGACCAGCTTCTAAAATGACGACAGCCCTCGGCCTTGTAACTGGCGCTCTCCGGAAGATCGGCCAGTATGCGGCCGGGGAGCCGCTGGACGCGGTTGACTTGGCCGATGCGCTGGACCAGCTCAATGCGCTTCTGGATGCGTGGAGCACCGAGCATCTCTCGGTCTACAACAACGTCGAGAGCGCGTTCATTTTGACGCCTGGGAAGGCGGTCTACACGGTTGGCAACCCGACGCTTGGCAATCTGCTGGGGACAACGGCAACCGGGAGCGCGGTTATCACTGGCGTTTCGGTGCCGCCCGATCTGATAGTAGGCTCCAACCTGAGCGGCGCAGGACTTCAGCCCGGGGTCAAGGTGCTCTCATTTTCGGCTGGTGCCAACACGGTGACCATGGACACAGTAGCGACCAGCGCGTTCGTGCTCCAGCCGATCTCCTATACCGGACCCGGAGATTTCCCCATCGAGAGGCCGCTTCGAATCACGAACTGCTACACGCGCTTGACGACCAGCGGGATCAGCCAAGTCGACTACCAATGCAGCGAGGCGGCGGTTGATCAGTACACACAGATCGGTCTAAAGAGTCAGCCGGGGCCGTGGCCGAAAATCTTCTACTACGACACGTCGTTCCCCCTTTCGAAGCTGTACTTGTGGCCGGTGCCGCAGCAGGCCGGCGAGTTTCACATGTGGTCGGATCAGCTCTTCACGCTGGTCAACGCGACAGATGATGTGAACCTGCCGCAGGGCTACAACCTTGCGCTGCAATGTGCTCTGGCGCTCCTGCTGGCCCCGGAGTACGGCGTTCAGCCGAACCCATTGCTTGTTCAGCAGGCCGCAAATCTGAAAACGCAATTGAAGAGGCTGAATGGTGCGCCACAAGCAATTGCGAGTTACGACAATGCGATTATTGGGCGTCCGCAAGTGGATGCCGGTTTTATCCTCACGGGTGGATTCAATAATGGCTGACCTTAAGGCATTCTTTGAATCACTAGGCGGTCCACATCTGTCTGGTCAATTCAATCTTGTTGGTCCATCTTATGAAAGCGCAAATCCTCTCCAGGATGCTCAGCGTCTGATCAACTGGTACTGCGAGATTGATACAACACCTGGAGCAAAAACTCCTGTCACATTGCTCGGAACGCCCGGGCTCGTAGAACTGCTTGAATCTTCCTACGAAGGCGAGGTGCGCGGCGCCTGGACGCTGCCCGGATCGGCGACGGCCGTGCTCGTGATCGAGTCTGTGGCGGTCCTGCTGACGTGGGACGGATCTGCCTTCTCTCTGCGGACGATCGGAACACTTTCGACTAGCGGCGGCCAGGTCGTGATCCGGGACAACGGCGTCGGCGGACAAGTGGTCATCGCCGATGGAGCCGCGGTCTACGTCTGGACCAAGAAGACGGACGCATTCAATGCGATTCCCGATGTTGTCGCGAGCCACATCACGTTCATCGATGGCTGGCTGGTCTTCAATGAG